TCAGCGGGTTTCGAGCACGTCATTCTCTTCGTGCCGCAGGTTCTCGCTGCTTTCGAGGGGGAGGTGACTGTTGGACATCGCCCCGTTTTGGACCATCTCGGCGGGCGCGATGGCGTCTTTTTCGACGAGCACGGGAAAGACGCCCGGAATTACCGAAGAGCCCCGCGGGGTATATTCCCAGATCGTGGTGTCGGCGAGGCTTTGGGCGCCGCCACCGACAAGGTTGAAGCTCGGGAATTCGAAATAGAGGGTTTGGCCGACAAACTGAGCCGGCAGGACCTCCGCGAAAATGGGTCCGGCCAACAACAGAAATTGCGAGCCGGCCGGCAAATCGATCGCGTAAGTACCATAGAGCCCGCGATAAAGGCCGGTAAGCGTGTATTGGTTGGGGCCGGTCAGAGTTGCGTTGCTATATGACAGAAATTCGATGGCCCCCTGCGAGGTTCGCAGCGCACACAAAGTGGCGCCCGAAGCGGCCAGCTGCGACGAGATGCTGGTCAATTCGCCGCCGCTCTCGGCGAGGTTGACGGCAAGAGATGCGCCGCTCGGGCCGCAATCGGCGGTGCTGTAGCCCATCACCGAACGGCCGGCGAAAGAACCGAACCGGGCGAAACTTGTCCCATCGATCGAGACATAGATGTCGGCGCCACCCCAATTCGGGTTGAACGTGCCGGAATTCTGGCCAACCGCCGGACCGCCGCAGAGCCCGATCAAAAGATAGGGCGAGGTCAGACCTTGAGCCGCGAGCAATTGAGCCGTGGGTTCAAGGATAAAGGGCGGGTTTACCGAAGGGGCGGCTTGGCCGTAATTGGTTGCGGCCGCCTCGGAGGCGCCGGCCTGTTTGGGGTATGGAGTGGCGGTGCCGGCCCCCGCGCCTAAGGCGGTCACCGCCTCGGAAAACACGGGCAGCGGTTTAGAGGGCGGGTAAAGTACCGGGGCCGGTGAACCGAACCAGTCTTCTGCGGTGATCGAGAGCGTGCCCTCGTCATCCTCCTCGATGGCCGTGATGCGGACCGTCAAGGCTTGGGCGCCGAGCCATTTGTCGGTGATCTGAACCAGATCCATCGGTTCCAGCAAAATGTATTTCCAGCCCAGCTTGAAGCTGTAGCTGTTGCGGTAGAGAAGCTGGCGCTGCAAGGCAAGTTGAGCGGCGATCGTCGCCACGAAATAGGGGTCAACGATCGCCCGCGCCTTGATCGAAGTATCGCGGCGCACGCCGTAAAGATCGATGGCGCTCTGGTCGAAGGCCTCCGTGATATTGGTATTGTATGAGGTGCCGCGATCGGTGATCTCGAGCTGCACCATATTGAGGGCGTCGGCCGGGGTCGATCGCGTAACGTGCACCGGATCGTCGGTGAAACCACCGGTGATCGGACCGGCGCCAAGCCTGAGCGCCGGACCGCCCGGGGTGACGCCGAGATAGGCGCCGACCGATGATTGCTGCACAATGAAATCGTCGTCGCCGAGGCTGTAAACCGGCGTTGTGTTTGGTGTCCAGGAATAGGGCGCACCGGGCGCGCCGACCGTGATCGTTTCGGCACCGCTGGCCGAAGCCGAGATCGACGGCACAACACCCCGGGTTGCGACGATCATCAGCCCGTTGGTTGTCACACTCGCATAGATGCCGGCCGCAGCGAGGCTGCCATTTCCCGGATCGGCGACCGTACCGTCGCCGGTGATCAGCATGCACAAGGCGGCTCCCGCCGCGGCGTTCGAGACGATGTCGTTGGGGGTCAGATAATGCGAAAGTGTAATCGGCGAGCCCTCGAAGGCGCCCGAGAAGGTCAAAGTGAGCAGGTCGCCTTGGGCCAATTCGCCCGAAATCTCGATCGGGATATAGACCGCGGTCAAAGGCATATCGCCGCGCGGAATCACCTTCAACAATCCGCCTGACCAGACGACTTCGCTGTTGGTGACAGCGGCGATTTCGGCCAGGATCTGCGCTGCCGATTGCTGGGAATCGTAGACCGGCGCCAGCATCAAACCGGCGGCATTGCAGTAGAGGGCCCAATCGGCGAGGCTGTCGAGATTGGCGGGCGGAAACTCAGCTCCGTAGCGCGGGTTGGTCAGCAGATCCTTGACGACCGCGGCGGGGTTGGCATCGACCCCGTTGGGCGCGGTTCCCGCCTCGAGGCCGACGATTTCGACATTGAAATTCGGGAGTGCAGGGCTCGCGCCGAGTTGGTATTGGTCGCCGGTGAAGAACGCTGTCCCGGAATAGCCGATCGCATTGTTTGGATAGTTGGCCGCCCAGTAGGGATCGGCGTTCTGCCCGTCAGCTCCGGTTGCCGTGTAAGAGATCCCCGTCCCGCCTTCGAGGGTCGTGACCGTCTTGTTGTACCAGAGGAGGCCAAAGCCAACCGGACCCTGACAAAGCCCGGCGATAAAATCGACCTGGTACATGGTTTCGGACGGGCTCTTGCCGCCGCCCGCAACGCCCCCCTTGCCGCCCTTGCCCTTGCCGCCATTGGCGTTAAAGTTCTGGTAGTCGAGCAGGTTCACCGCGATCCGGTTGGTCCCGTAGACAAGCGGGATCACCGCACCCTTCTGGCTCGTCTGGTATCGGAGCGAGGCAACGATGTTTTTCTTTTTGGCCTCGCTGCCGAGACCCAGAATGCCGGTCATCCAGGAAAGCTATCGAGAAAGGGGGAAAGGAACCGCACGGGGCGGCGGCTTAGCAGCGGCTGGGTGGCGTCGCCGCGGATCACACCGCCGGCATGCCAAGCATGGATCACCTGCGGCCATTCGGTGATGATCGCACTGTGGGAAAAGCAGCGCCCGAAGCGGAACAGCGCCACATCGCCCGGCCCGGGCACCGCAACCTCTTGGGCGTAGCGAAGGATTCCGGCGAGGTAGCGCTCGGTCGAGCGGTGCAGATGCCAGTCGGGCGGGTAATAGGGCAGGTCGATTGCCGGCGCAACCCCGGCCGTGCAATAGACCGCAGCCAACAGCGTGAGGCAATCACAGCCCACGCCCTTCAGCCGGCCCATATGGTGATAGGGTGTTCCGAGCCAGCTCTCGGCCTCGGCAACGACCCGACGGCGAGGATCGGTCTCCACGGCTCAAGAATGCGGTGGGAAGTCGGGCGGATGCATCAAGGCTGCCCCCAACGTCGAAAATACCGAGGCCGCCGCCAGCAACGCTCCCGGCACAGTGTTCCAATCGGCCTTCGCCGCCACTCCCAATACCGCGGCCGCACACATGCAGCCCCACGCGGCAAGATAGGCCCACTTGTTCACGACTTTTTATATCGGGGTTAGGGAGCCGTGGCTGCGACGCCGTTCAATTGCTGCTTTAGCTGCCCGAGGCTTGTCGCCGCTTGGCTGACCACCTGGCTGCAGATCGCCAGCGGTGAGGCGGCTACCGCCGAGACTTTGGCGTCGACACCTTGGATCGAGCCGGTTGCGGCACAACCACCGAGACCGAGCGACGATGCGAGAATGACATTCAAACAAAGTGACCGTATCATCATTTCTCTTCCCTTTCTTCGCTAACCAAATCGCTGCACCCAAACGCGCTCCGCGCTCTGCGACCAAGTCGCCAAGTCGGCGAATTGACGGGCGAGGCGCGATGGCTGTGCGGGGAATGCCGCCGCCAAAACCGCAACGATGCCGCGCATGTTGGTCGCCTGCGCTTGCGCATAAGGTCCGAGCCAACCAATCTCAGGCGAGACCACGGTCGGCACTCCCGCCGCTACGCTGTCGGCGGCGACAATATTGAAGGTCTCGGACAGCGACACCTGCATCGAAAGGTCGATCGAACTGCGCAGATACGCCCGGAATGCGTCCCATGGTCGCCATGGCTCGGCGACCAGGACATGCTTCGCCCCGGGCGGCCCCGCCGAGCCGTCAAAAAGCGCCCGTAGATTGCGCCACACCGGGTCGCCGCCTTCGCTGCGACCGGCGTTGACGTGAAAATAGAGCCGTCGGCCAGTCTGATTGGCGAAGGTGATCGCAGCGATCGCCTGCGTCAGGTGGTTCTTTAACGGCCGCAAGGCGCCGAAACAGCCGATATGGATTTCGCCGCGGCGGACTGGCGGCTTGGGCCGTTCGACAATCGGGTGCGGCGGGTAGTAATTGGGGCCGTAGCTGACAAGCACTTCCGGCCGGCCGTAATCGGTCGCAACCTGGCGCAGATCGGCCATCGCGGTCCGCGCGTTGCACATAACCTCAATATCGCGTTCGAGATAGCCGGCTATCCACTGCATCGCTATTCCTTCACTCGCCAGAAAGGGCAGTTGCGAATGCAGCCGGACAATCCATTGCAGGCGGGGATAGAGCCGCTTCAAGAGGTCGAATTTTTCCGGCACCACCCACAGCGCTTCGACGATTACGTGAGTGGGACGGAAGGCGACAATCTCTCGTTCGATAGAATTGTTGTCGACGACCTCCACCGCCTTTGCCGCAACACCGCTGGCGTTCAGCTTGTCGACAATAAATCGCACTGAATTCCCGAGGCCGGACGAACGACTTGCCCCGTCAGGTGCGGTGTCCGCCCAATAACCATGACGTCTCTTGCATATGAACAGCAGCCGAAACAGGCTCATGCTTTTTTTTCGGGGTCAGAAAAGTGGTGAACGGTTCTTCGCCCAGCGGCGGAGAAGAATGAAGAGTAGAGTAGCCGCTTGTCGTGTTCGCCGGCCTGGCGCTTAGACCGCGTTTTCCGGCGCCGGAATGAAAGGCATACCGCCGAAATGTGCCTGGTTACCAAAGGTATTGGTGCAGGTGGCAAGGGTATGGTCGCATCCGGGCAGCAGCTGAAATTGATCGCCTGTCGCGGGCAGCGACAGAAAGGCAAGTTTGACGGTGACCGACTGGCCCGGGACAAACCCGGTGATAGTCCGCGTCTGGCCGGCGTTGGCGCCGCTCAAGCCGGTAATCGAGCCTTGTACATACGGGTTGCTCGTGCTCGGCGCTCCCTGGATCAGAGTTGATGTCGATCCTGAAGCGCAGCCAAAGGTCAAGGCCATGCTCGAGCGGTTGAATTGGCACATCGCATCGCCGAAGACATGGGTGCAGCTGGGCTGCCACAACCGTCGCGGCATCTGGATGTTTAACAACTCGAGATAGGAGCGGCATTTCATGTCGATGCCGGTACGGCTGCAATCGATATCACTGACCCGGCCGACAAACAGCACAACCGTGCCGACCACAATCCCGTAAGGCTGCATAAAGGCGCGCTCGAGGGTCAGATTGGCACCGTCGAACTGTCCGGTCCATGCTGCCTGCAGCCATGGGATCGAACCCAGCAGGTCGGTTGTCTTTGGGTAGATGTGGAGGGTTAGCTCGTCGACCTGCACCCCGGTCATCAATTTTATGCGCGAGCGCTCAAATCTGGGGCCGAGTTGAAAATCGCGCCCGCTGTTTTGATCACTGATGGCGGTATTGCCGCCTGAATAAAGGAACGTGCCGCCGCCTTGCAATACGAAGGTGTAGAGGTCTGCCATTGTAAACTGTTCATTAGAATTTAAGAGGGCCACGAGGGCCGAAGAGGCCGGCCTCATCTAATTTTCCTCAGCATCAGAGCTTTATTCAGAATACTGAGATAAAGATGAGCTTCTTAAGCTGCCACAATCGATACATGAAATTTTCAAAATCGCTTCGGTCTTCGACAAACCGACACCGAAACCAATACGAAAAATCGGCCGTTATTACGACGCCGTTTTGCGGCGGTGTTAAGAAGGAGACGATCCCGGTGTCGGGATCGACATTGTAGCTCGAGGCGTTTTGCACGATCCCGTCGAAATAGATCGCGTCGACCGTCTGGGGAGCGGTGATCGGCTCCAAAAAACCGCCCCCCGGCAGCTCTAGACCGATCGAACGCTGCAGCTGGTAAAGGTCAGTGCTCGAGTCGCCGGTGCCGATATATTGACCGCTGACCTCGAAGTCGGTGGGGTCCTGAAAAAGGAAAGTCCCGTAGGCGCCATAACAGGAGAGGTAAAACCCCATCAACGTGCGCAACTCGTCAAATCCGGCGTTCGGGTCGTCACGCAAGAAGGCGAACACGAGCGTGAACTGCCATAAGGGGTAGGGGTAGTCGAGAGTGCGCAATTCGCGGCCAGATACCGCGCGCTGGATCCGCGTTTGAAAAATCGGGGCTTTGGTCACGCTCCATGCAAGACCTGGCAGCGAAGGAAACACCGGGGTCATCAGCTGCTCCGCAGCGAAGAGCCGTTGCGCATGGCCTGGTTGAGGGCGGCCACCAAGCTTGCTCCATTGTTCCGGAAGAACGCCGCTACTGACTGTGAGTCCATCGCCGAGACTGAAAACGTAACATTGGGCGGACTGGTGGTGCCGCTGCCGATCATCGATTGCAGCCCTTGGCTGATATCCGCCGGCAGCACCATCTCGTTGGTGTGGAGCAGGGCGAGCGAGGTGTTGGGCACCATCCAACCGCCGGCGGCGGACGGGACAATTCCGCCCTTGGCAAAGCCGAGGATTGACCCGATGCCCTTAAACAAGCCGCCGAGCAGGCCGCCCGAGAAGAGACTGGGGACGCCTAGGGCGCCGAGGAGGCCGCCCGATCCGAAAAGACCTCCGGAAACACCCGCCCCCAAGATTGTCTCGCCGGCGCCGGCGAGGCCGCCAGAAAAATCCTGGTCGCCGCCGGATCCGGACCCGCTACTCAATCCTCCAATCAACAGGTTGCCCAAGCCGCCAAAGACACTCGATACCCCGGAGCCGACCAACCCGCCGACCGCAGCGCGCGCCAGACGAGCCACACCTTGCTGCACCGTGGAGGTTCCAGTCAGGAGCCCGGTGAGGGAGGTGTCGAGGGCACGCTCGACCGGTTGCGTCAGGCTTTGCCACTGTCTTTGGCTGTCGCCAGCCGCCTGTGCATCGAGTTTTGTCTTGTCGGTAAGATAGTTTTCGTAGGCGACATTCTGCTCGCCCGTCAGCTTTTGCTGAGTGTCGGCGTCGTCTTGGGCCGCGTCGAGCTTCTGGCGATAATAATCCTGCTCGATCGCCCAACGCGCGTCCAGGCTGTCTTCGAGTTCGGCGATCTGCTGAGTTGACGAGATCTGGCCAAGAGCGGCCTGCTCTCCGAGCGTCGCTTTTCTGCGGGCATAGGCCGCCTCGGCCGATCGTTCCTCGGCAGAAAGTGCCGCCAGCGCATCGCGCTCGCGCTCTGCGGCAAGTTGTTTTTCAAGTTCGTAAATATTGCTTTCGACTGCAAATTGCTCTTTCGAGCCAGCCGCGGTCAAGGCCAGCTTGTCCTGCCAAAAGGCCAACTCTTCGGCCTTCGAGCTGGCGAAGAACGATTGTTCGTCACTAAGACGACCTTGCAGCTCGGCGCGCCATGCCGCCAATTGGCTGGTTGTGCCTTGTGCGCTTTGGTCGGACGCTTCTCTTACCGAGATGCCGGGGAGTTGCGCGGCTCTGGCTCCGTCCCCGCGGCCGAGGTTGGCGAGCGGTGCGGTAAGGCCGGAGGTAGTCGCCTGGAGCGCGTTGATCGTCGTGCCAATCTGCGCCGCAGCCGCCGTGATGCGAGCCTGTGCCTGCTGAGCGGCGGCTCCGAGCGCGTCGAATTGCGCCGTCATCGAGCCCGCGGCATCGCCAACTGCGTTGGCGGCCGCCGCGAGGCCCGATTGCAGCCCATCGGTCCGAGCGGTTATGGCGATGCTGGTTTGAAGATCAGCCATGGCGTTCCCCGCGAGCCTGAAGGGTCTACTGGGTTGACTTGGCGCTAACGCCGGGCCTTAACGGGATTGGCACAGCCCGCTTCGGCGAGAGCCTTTTGACGCAGTTCGTTGATGTCGAGCACCGCGGGGCCGAGACCGGCGTTGACATCGCGCTTCTGAAAAGCCGGGCCGAGTTCCGCGACAAGTTGACCAACATCACGGGGCGCGGCGCTTGGGGCTCGCGCCTCCGGCGGCGCTCGCCGAACCCGGGCCCGATTTTTGCCCAGGCCAAGATAGGCACCGAGCACCAGGTGAACGGGGGGATGGTCAATCCAATAACTTACCAACTCCTCAACATCGAGGAGCGTCATCGCATCGATCACCGGATAGCTGTATCCGCAGGCGGTGGCGAGCAGGCCGTAGATCTGTTGCCATTGGTCGAGATCGGCTGAGCCCCCAGGCCGCGGCCGGGGGCTTCCGCTTCCCCCGGTGTTGTTCCAGCCTTGAGGCCCGAGCCGGTGAGCACCGCGCTGAGTACCCGACCGGCATTGGCCAGGTCCAAGATATTCTCCACCTCGTCAGCCGTGACGTCGGGATAATTGCGCTGCAATGCGGCGGTTACGATCTCAACCACGATCGCGATTTCGGTGTCGCCCATTTGCGTGTCGATCGCGGAAAGCTGACGGACTTTGGGCATCAATCGTCGCAATTGGCCTAGGGTCAACGGCGGAACGATCCACTCACATTCGCCGATGGTGATGGTGACCCCGGGTAACACCGGCCCCTCCTGTTAAAGCCCAGACCGCGCAGATTTCATTCGACAGTGCTCAGATACCCGATCGTACCCGACGCGTCGGCGAAGGCCATGAAGTCAAACTCGCTGATTGTCCAATCGTCGATTTTTGTGGGGATCGACAACTTGTTGGCGGTACAGGCGTTGAGGCGCAACGCGGTGCCGGAGCCACCATAAGTAGTGTAAAATGTCGCCTTGAAGGTTGGCGTCGTTCCCATCAGTTGATTGGTCAATGTTAGCCGATTACCTTGGGTATTCGTCAGGTACGTATAGGAAATCAGTACGGCGGTATTGGCGTCGGCGGCCGCAAACGAATAGACCCCGCTCGCGAAGTTGACCGAGTACTGGCCTGCCGCAGACGGGGTCGTCACCCGATTAAACCGCTCGCCGGTCGCTGCGTAAACGACGCCGAGATCGTCATTATAGTTTGAAGCGTTCGCAACTGCCACGGTGAAAGGGGTGGTGGCCGGGACAACCGCCGCCTCGAGCTGTGAGACTGCGAACTGGCCGGTTGTCGCCGGCACCCCGAAGAACAAATCGCTATAGAGCAGTCCCAGGATCTGGGCAAACTTGGCTTTTCCGGAAATCTTTCCCTGTCCGCGCGCGATCGCCACCGGGAACTGCAACTGTCCATAGAGCTCCTTGTCGGTCCAGTCGAAATCGATTTCGATGTCCTGCAGTATTCCGAACTGTCGCGGGCCGATACCGGAACCGGTCAGATCCGTGCGCTCGCCCCAAAGCGCGCCAGAGCCGAAGCTCAATTGCATTTTCAGATACTCCTTTCCTGATCGTCGGACGTGACCGACGAATTGGCCGTGCGCGGTCGAGTCAATAGCGTTTTGAGGGCCTCCTTGGCGGCGTGCGCGACGTTCCACGAGGCGGTGTCGCGGGCCACCGCCGAGCCCGGAAAATGATCAGCCCACCAACGCTCAATCAGCGCTGCGACAGCCTCGTCATTCGTTTGCGTTGGCGCCCGAACCGCCGGTTCGGCGGCATGATCGATGTCCATAACTCTGTCTCGCTGCTAGGGGGCAACCGTCGTACCCGAAGGCTCGTTGGGCGGTGGCCGGGACGACGGCCCGGGCTTGCGCCAATAAAACCCAGGTTTTAGGCGCACAGAATGACGATCGGGACGATGGCTACCGCCTGGTCGCCGAGGACGCCTTCGTCGGTTTCGACCTTGCCGCTGATGAAGGCGTGTTGCACCATATTGGGCAGCCCCAGATTTTGTACCCCGGTCGCCGCCGGGGCCAATGCCTGCTCGAGAGCGTCGAGAAGTGGGTTCAATATTGTCGACGGAGCGACATATGGATCATTGGAATGCGCATAGAGGTAAAAATCGGCGTAGAGCGTCCACACAATCGGCGCTCCCAACGCTTTGATTTCCGCCTCGCCACCCCTCTCGGCCATAAACAGAGCCGGCTGTTCGGCCGGGCTCACCTCCGACCAATGACGCATCCGCCGGTTGGCGCTGGCGAAATTGGTCGAGGCGGACGCCAATGCCCACAAGGCCGAATAGATCCTCTCACGTTCGATCACGTCAGCGACCCGCTATTGTCTTGTCGACGACGGCGCGGCCTCCGGGTGCGAGACCGGCAAGGGCTGTCTGCAGCACTGGGTGTTCCGATCTCGCGCGTGGCCGGGCATGCACTTCTGCGTCTCGAGGCGTGAGCGGGTGGCGAAAAGCAATCTGGGCCTGCCGGAGGCCAGCGCGAACGCCGATGGCACGACCCGAACCGCCCCGGAATGCCCGCACGCGGCGAGCCCGACCGAAGGACACCGTCGCAGCTTTGGTTCCGGAATGGGCCGCGAGCGAGCCGGCCTTGGATCGCGACTGACGACCGCCAATGCGAGGATGGGCGGCGGTGCGGCTTGGCCCCGAGGCAGAGGCTGTTGCCAGCCGGTTCCGTGCAAGCGCGGCAATCGTGCCGGTGAGCGTGCGGCCTGCCTGGCCGGCTTGCCTGAGCCATTGCTGGACGGCGACCACACCTTCGACGCTGATCCGGATCACAGCGCCGCCCCAACCAGAGCGGGGTCGGTCGCTGTTGCCGCCAACATTACAAAGCCGGCGGCAACCGGCGCTACCGCGCGGTATTGCTGCAGCAAGGTCGCCGTTGCAGCGCTCATGTCCTTTTGCGCATAGCTGACAGTTTCACCGCCGCCGAGAGCCTTGGAAACCTCGCCGACGCGGGTTCGCTCGCGATAGCGCAACGCGACCAGCTCGATGCATGCTTGGGAAAGTTCCGGCGGCGTCACCGGATAGCCGGCAGTGTAGGTCATCACGACATTCTGCGGGCGACGCGTGAAGTAATAACCCCGCAACGCGATCTCGGTCGACGAGAACATGTAGCCGGCCGTCAATCCTGTGCCCGGGGCGGGAGGTGGCGCCGGTGGGATGGGAATGCCGTCGATCGTAAGCGACTGCACCGCAGTCACCGGAAAGCAGGCGAATTGGAGGCGCTGGCCGCCGGTGCCGTCACGCACTTCCGTATAGTCCGCAGGGGCTATGCGGCGATTGAGCCAGGTCTGGATATATTGGCTGGCGGCGGTAATCAGCCGGGCGAGCAGGGCGTCGTCGGTTGGCGGAAATGCGCTCTGCCCGACTTGCAGCCAGGCCTTGACATCCGAAAGCGTTGTCAGGTCGCCATAGGTCATGGCGTCACACTCCCGCATTCCCCGCCCGATATTGCTGCGATCCGGTTGGATCCGGCTGCGGCGCCGCCATGGGCGGCGGCGTCGCACTGCCGTGCCGGTTGGCTTCGCCGCCCGTCGCCCGGCCCGTCGCTGCCGCGCCGCGGGCAACGGTTGCTTCGGCGGGCGCTGTGAAGCAGCCGTTGCGCCTTTTGCCGCATCGGCGGGGGCCTGAGCGGTTCGCCATAGCGTCCGAATGTTGAGCCCGGGTCGGCGTTGCGGCTTCGCAGGCATCCGGCGCATTGTCGGCGTCGATGCGCTCAAAGCCCGCGTTCCACAACAGCCAGCGCGCGACCTCGACCGGCACCAGCACCCGCCCATCGGGGCCGACGCGATAGCGCATCGTGCCATGCCCCACCTCGTCCTGGCCGCACATGGCGCGCAGCGCTATGAGCATCGCGACCCGCCGGTCAACCGTTGGCGATGTTGGTGATCACACCCATTGCAAAGGGGGCATAAACCGCCAGCACCTCCTCGGCATAGACGCCGACTTGGCGTTGACGAGTGGTGATCGGCCAATCGATCTGGTAATAATCTTGCCGGGTCTTGACTTCGGCGACGTTCGGCACTTCGTTGGACTGGTATTGGATCGGAAGATTTTCCGCCCAGCCGATAATTGTTCCCGGCGGTACCCGGGGATGGATTTTGATCGGGATCCGCAACCCGCCATAGATCGCAAAGGGGTTATAATAATATTGGACGACGCCGGACGCAGTGAGCTGGTATTCGCCGCTGCTGCCATCGGCTGGACTATCATACCGAAGCAACGGTCCCGAGGCATTCGAAAGCACTTTGGTGGTGATGTTTTTCAGCTCCTGGGCATTCACGTAGAGCACGGTCGGCGACAATTCGAAGTTGCTCCACATCGTCTGAAACATGTTGTCGATCTCGACAACCGAGCCGCGGCCCGAAGGCGTCAGTGCCGTACCGGTTCCCGCGGGGCCGGTCGCGAGAATATTGACATAGGCGTTTGACGCCGGCTTCAGGGCCGTGGTCAGCAATCCGTCGTAAGCGTAGCCGGGATTGGCCGAATAATCGGTGCCCGGGGAAAAGACCGTCTGCGGCTGGTTGCCGGCGCTGAGCGGAGCCGCCACCGCCACGCTGTTGATCGTCGTGATCGCCTGCAGGGTTTCGGTTCCGGAGGAGGTTGAAATATACCAGGCGTAGGCAACCGCGCCCTGGATCGGTGTGACCGTGCAATAAAGCGTCTGTCCCAGAGTTACCGCCTGGCTGGCCTCTCCGCTGATCGCAGACGCGCCGCCGTTCAGGGTATAGGTTTTGCCGTCGACACCGGTGACCGTTTTGGTCGTCGCGACACCGCCGACCAGGCTCGAGTTTTGATAACCTTCGAGGGTTAAAGCGACAACCTTGACGTAATAGGTCGCCGCCGGCAGCGTTGCCCCGGTGCCCGAAGCTGACAGCGACGGCGTGGCCGGGGTGCCGAGCTGCAACGACGCATTACCGGCAAGGATTGCCATCTCTTCCTTGAGCATCATTTTCTGCAGCAAGCGGAAGGTCATCCGCGCCTGGATGTCTTCGAATTCGCGGCCGGCGGAAATCGCTTCAAAGGTGGCCGCGTCTTCCTCGCCGATTGTGACATAGGTCGCCGATTTGCTCGACGTCGAGTACGACATTTGGCCCGAGCGTTGTCCTTCCGGTACCCAGCCCATGGCATCAAAGCCAGAGCCGATAATGGCATTGACTTGTCGCCAGTTGGTGGCGGTGCCGGTGCCGCCGCCAACCCGGGGCATCACATTGCGGATCGGTGTGACAAACGGGTACAGGTTCTTTGCCGGCGCCTGCAGATCATAGGCGACCAGCCCGGTCGCAGTGGAAATAGACTTGGCAAGATCGTAATTCGGTGCCGCAAGCGCCTGCTTGAGCAGCGCGAGCGAATCCTGGGTTATGGAATTCATCGATGTTCTCCTGGCTGGGGCCAACCAACAAACCGGCAGTCGAGCCCGCTAGGGGCGTCGTGCCGGCCTCATTCGCGACTGAAATCCTTCGCCGGGCCGGGTCCCGGCGGGTAGATTGGACGGGTATAGCTCGCCTTTATAAGCGCTAAGGTCTGCTCTTCCTTGGTCATTTTGGAGAAGGCCGCAGCCAGATCGTCTACAGACGGATTGCCGCCGCCACCGTCCTGCTGTTTTGATATCGCGGTTATCCCCTTTGAGAGGGCGACGGGCGGCAACGGGGCGCGGGCGATCTCTTCAACCCGCTGTGCCAACCGGTCGAGCTTCGGCAGAATTTCGTTCAGCGCTTCAGCCAGCGCCGGATTTGCCGACCGCTCCGCTGTCGGCGATTTACTGAGGCTACTGTGAGCGGCCATTCGGAAATCCGCATTGGGGTCCGGCCAGACCCCGCGAGCGCTGATGCCGTTGCACGACGCCCCGGCCGCTACCAGATGATCATGAGCTGTTGCAAGATGCGCGAGCGTCTCGCGTGAATGGCGGGCCCCGGCCTTTGCAGCCGCCATACAGCACCCGCCATCAGTCAGCTTGTCGAGGCACGTATGCGCGAGATCCATCAAGGCCTGATGGCCAGCATCCTTTTGCGCGAAGACGGCCGCGATGATGTCGAGCATGTCGCAGTCGGAGGGTGCATCAGGTGCGCCGGACGCCATAGGCACATTGCCGTCAAATGCCGACGGCCAATATGGCGACTCAATATCAAGAGCTGAGGCGCCGTTGCCCGTTGCGCCGGCGTCCTGCAGTGCGTCGCGCGCCTTGATCATATGAGCGCGTTGGTCAAACAGCAGCCCTTTCATTGCCAGACATTTGACGACGGCACGAAAGGCGAGATCCAACAAGGCCTGGTCAACATCGCTGTGTTTGGCCTTGGCGAGGATCGCCGTCGCCAATTTTTGCAGCTTTGGTCCGCGGCCTCGGCACAAGCCTGCAATGTGTACCGCGCCGCGAGCGCCGGCGGCCCGCATCACGACGTTAGCCGCTCTATCCTCGGTAGGCTCGCCCATTGCTCCGGCATCGTTCATAATCTCGCCGGTCTCTTCGGCGACCAGAGCATTTAAAAAGGCGCATAACTCGGCGATAATTGACTGCAATCGCGCGGGTTGCGGAGAATCGTCGCCTTCGATTGCGGCTTCGACGGCAAGGCTTTCCTGCAGCCAGTCTAGATCGAGGATGATCCGTGCGATGTGGCCAACATCGCACAGCGCCTTTGCCAAAGCACGTTCGCCATGCAGTCGCGCGGCCTTGGCGTTTTCCGCCGCAGAAGGTGGCCCGTCCGGGTCGATTTTCTTCTTCCAAGCGGCAATAATGCGCGCCTTGATATCGTGCAACTGGGCCGATGTATATCGCTGCGCATTGCGCGGCCGGTTGATGAAATTCCAAGCCGCACGGATATGGCTCTCGGTGTCGATCGGGTATCGCCTCTTGCCGTCGGCCTGATAGCCCGGGTCGGCGTATTCGACTTCCCCGTAAGAGGCGCCCGAAGCGGCGGCGGCCGGCGGAGATTGCGCGGCGGCGGCAATACTGGCTTTTGCCGTGGCCGGAACTGCAAAGCGCCTGGAGTTGGCCATTTCTGCCTGACACCTGAGGGCCTCGACTTTACCCAAATGCTGGTGGTGAGGGATACCGCAGGCCCAGATTTGGATCGGGAAGGTCGATGACGAGGGAGGAGGATTGGCCTGAGCGCCGTTTGCTTTCCAGTAGTCGAAAACCGCCTCCGGATTGGCCGGGCGATCGACCAATGATATTTCGTTCAACACCAGACCGGTGATGGTCTTGGGGTCGCTCGGATCACGCCGCGTGACCTGGCCGCCGATCGAATATCCTTTATAGACTCCCTCGACAATCTTTTGCCACGCCTGGTCGTCGACAATCTTGGCGCCGATATACAGGCCCTTGTTGTCGACCGTCGCTTCTTTGGCAACGCCAACGGCGGAGAGCTGATGCATCTCACGAATATTGGCGAATTTCATGTAATCGCCGAGCGCCTCTACCAACGCTTCACGTTTGACGACTTCGCCCTGGTCGTCGCGCGCCTCTGTGGACGCGTATCCCCATACCTCGCGCCGCTCGGCGTCGATCTTGGCGATCGGAAAGTAGAGTTTCATGGTATCTCTCGGCTCGTGAGGATGCATCGGTTCGCGGCCTGCGCAGCCGCAATGGCCCCGCGTCGAAATGCGCGATCAGCGGTGTTCGGCAAAGATCAGCCCGGCGGCAGATGTCCCTGCCGGGGCTGGTCTGGAAACCTGTATGTTGGGGCAGCGGCATGGCGCCGCGGATGGGCCGCGGATCAAGATCAGCTTGAAACCAAAAGGGTTGCGGCCTGTTCAAGCACCCGTCCATCGTTTAGCGCGACGGTTGCCCGCAACAGGTACCATGCGCCCGATGCAGCGGGCGGAAAATGGCCAATCTCGGCCACCGAAAACTTTCCGTGCAGCGTCTGCGGCGACAAACCCGGCAACCGCGCCGGCTGCTGCAACAGGCTTACGGCAGCCACAGACAGCACATGACTCTGCGGGTCAGGATCACACCCGTTTTGATAAGCGGGCAACAAAACGCAGGTCCAGCTCGTCGAGATGATTTCAGCCAAACCCGCATCCAGCGTGAAATCAAAAGCAAAGGTGTCGATCTCCCCTGGCGCGATCGGGTCGAACGGCCGAACGTTCACTGCCTCAGCCTCCTATGAGCCGGATACGAAGTCCCGATACTTGGAATACCGCGGGTGCCGCCGCCGGCGTTTGGCCACCAATCTCTGCCGGCAACTGGCTGTCGGCAGTCACGGCGACCGACATCACCCATTCGCCTTGCGTGCCGCCATAGCCGGGCGTGCTCACGACGATTTCGATCGGGATACCGCTGTCGCGGGCAAGCGAGGCGGTTGCGTTCGATTGGTTTTCGAGCGGCGCGTCAATCTTTCCGGCAGTGTCGAGCGAGATTTCCAGCGCCGACCGGCGGTCGCCCTTTTGCACGGCAAGCCATTCGAGGACGGCGACCGCATTGACCAACGCAGCGATGGCGGTGCTGCCGAGGATCTCGGCCGGATCGTTGCTGTCGATCTGCAGCGTCTTTTGCCACGCCACCGGCGCATTGGCATCGCGGCGCGAGCCAGCCTGAACTTCAAGGCGCGGTACGGCATCAATCGTGATCGTCGCGCCGCCGAGCGCTTCGAGCGCAAACCCCGTTTCGCGCCGTTGACTGGCGGCGAGCTCGCCCGATGCAGCGCGCTGGGAATTCTGCCGGGCGAGCCATTCGATCTGCGCATAACCAGGCTGCACCGTCCCGGCGAGTTCGGCCGGGGCGCTGCTGTCGGCCATGGCGCCGGCGTTAACTTCGAAAAGCGCCATGGTTCAATCGTCGCGACGGGTTGTGCCGCTGGTTTCGATGGGTGCGCTCTGATCGATGGTCTGCGGCGTCGTGGTTGTGCCGGTCCATTCCACGGGCGCAAGGCGGTCGCTGATCACGGCGATCGCGTAATATCGCGCGGCACGCGGCGCGCCGGGGCGATTGACGGGGCTGATCCACGGCATCGGCTTAGCGGCGACGAAAGCCGGCCGGGGCGCGGGTCACGACCCGCTTCGGACAGGGCGAGGTCAGCGCGGCGCCGGCCGGCGACCAGCAACTCCAAAAGCTCGTCATCCCCGGCGGGTTCTGCACGTTGGTGCCCCCATAGGCGGTCGAGCTCGTGGTCGGGCTGCCCTGCGTTTGCAGATTGACCGGGGCGCCGTTGGCGGTCACGTCGTAAATCAGAAACTGGTCGTAATTCGCGGTCGGGCCGCCCGAGCCGGTGCCGTTGTCTTCATTCGGCACGTAATTAACCTGGCCCAGGCCGACATTGGCGCTGGCCGGGGCTGAGCTGCTCCAGGTCCATTTCTGGGTGTAGTCGGTGACCGAGAAATTCCATTGCTGGTTTGTCGCACCGCAGGGTGTGGTGCAATTGAGGCTCATCTTGATGACGTCGCCGGGATAAGCGTCAAAGGTGCCATCCGACTGGCTCGAATGCGACGTGTTGAGGCCCCCCGAGATTACCGTCCAGTTCGGGGTGGTGATGCAGCCGCTCCAATTCGGGCAACCCGAGGCAACATTGTTGGGAAACCACACCTGGGCCACTGTGGTGTCGCCGGTGTCGCTGATCCCGACCCAGAGATCGTTGAACTGGCTCGATCCGCCATTCACCGGCGCAAATTGCACGGCCGGCATGATGATCGTCATCGAGGCCGAGGTGCACGGATTGCAGGCCGTGACCCGGTAGCCATCCCAATAAAGCCACCCTGCCTGTGCCGGACGCGTGCCGAGCGCCAGGCCGGCGGCGATCACGGCCGTCGCCGCGGCCAGCGCCCACAGCAACAACAGCCACAGCGCCCCGGCGAGCTCGATCAATCGCGTCGCGCCGAGCGGGCTTCGCACCGGCCGCTTTTCCCGCGCCGCAATCATCTTGCTCTCCATCAAAACGCGACTGCAATGGCCGCCCCGTCGCCGCCCGCCCCGCCGGCGCCCGAGGTGCAGCTGGTCGCATCGCAAGCGCCCCCGCCGCCGCCGCCGGCGCCATAGCCGCCGGCACCCCCGGCACCGGCGGTGCAGCTCGCGGTCGTGCACGCGCCGGCGCCGGCTCCCCCGGCGCCCGCCAATGAACGCAGGGCGATGATCGGTGGGTTGCCGCCGGCCGGGCCGTTCCCGCTCGAGACGCCACCGGCCTGTGTCGTCTGCGCGGCGCTGATCCCGCCCGAGCCGCCGGTGCCGCCGGCGCCGCTGCCGTTGATGCCGGCGCCGGCGCCCCCGCCCGGGCCGCCCCAAGAGCTATAAGCGCCATTGCCGGCAAAGCCGCCGGTCGAAGGAGCGCCGCCCGCCTGGCCGCTGGTATCGGCATTTGATGGGCACAATATCCCAAGCCCATTGGTACAGGTGGCGCCGCCAGCGTTGTTGTAACTGCCTGAGGTGCGGCCGCCGTAGCAGGTCAGATAAGTGGTGCCGCCATTGGCGAAGGTCGTCGCCCCGCCGGCGTTCGAGGCATTGCCATTGCCCGAGGTAACGCCGGCCGGCCCCGCACCGCCTTGCCCGACCGTGACCGTGACCGGCCAGGTCACCGAGCTGACCGGCAGCGTGATCTCGTTGTACACGCCGCCGGCGCCGCCGGCGCCCCCAGAAACGCTGGCGGTGGTCCCGGCAAAACCGCTGGCGCCGCTGCCGCCGGCGCCGATGCAGGCAAAGGTCACGGCATGGGCATAAGGCGGCTTGGCATAGCTGTAGGTGCCATGCCCGAGCCAGGTGGTCACGGCGCTGGCGCCGATCACCAGCGCGTCGTAATTGCCCGAGCCGTCGAGCGCGATGATCGCACTCTGCCCCTGGTTCAGGGTCATGGCGCTGGCGCCGACCGTGCCGGCGTAATTGATCGTCGAGGTTGTCGGCGTGATCGTCACCGCCCCGGCGCCATAATTGGCGACCATCAGCACAAAGCCGTTGTCGGGGAAGCCGGCCGAGCCGCCCTGCGGCAGGGTCACGGCCACGGCACTGGCGCTGTTGTAGGTGACAAGCCCGCCATTGTCGGTGGCGAGGATCGTGTCGCTGGCGCCGGTGACGGCGCGGACATTGGCCCCCGGCGCATACCAGGCGGCGACGTTCCAATTGCTGTTCGGCCCGTCGCAGGCGAGGATCACGCCGCCGAGATTGGAGGTGATCGCCACCCCGCTGGCGCTGCCGCCGACATTGCCGCTGGCGGCGACGATGCCGAGGTTGTAGGTCGCGGCGTTGCCCTTCTCGTCGATGACCCCGATCCAGGCGCCGTTGTTCGCGGCCCCGCAGGCGGGCAGCGTCTCGGTCTTGGCGCCGGTCGTGGCACTGCGCCAAAAAATCCAGCCTTGGTAATCGCGCGGGCTGGCGCTGTCGGCGGTACCGGTCGTAACCGCTCTGCCCGGGGCCGGAAATCCAAGCAACCGGTCCTGCGCGACTGACGGGCTGACAGCCGCGATCGACAGCGCCGCCGACAGCGCGAGCGCGCGCTTAGTTGTAGACATCGGTGACATAGGTCGTGACCTGATTGCCGGCGCTATAGGTGGCAAGCGCCACACCACTCTGATTGTAACAAAGGATCGTGATAAAGGTCGGCACGTTGCCGTCGGTAAAGATACCGCGCAGCCCGTGCCAGCGGGTGTAATAGGTCGTGACGCTGTTGCTCAGCACCAGCTGGTCAAGCAGAGCGAGGCTGGCGAACTGCGGGTCGTAGGCGAGCAACGCCGCCAGGGCGGCCGATTGGTCGCTCGACGATGTGGGGCTGATACCGCCCGGCCATACCGGGGTGGTGTTGTCCTCGCTGGCCAGAATATAGCGGCTGAAGGTGGCACCGGTCGTCGGCCCCGAAGCAAAGGTGATCTTCCATGGCGGGATGATCAGATCGCCGAGCGGGGCAGTCAGCGTCGCCGGCTGCACGACCCCGACACATTTCGCCTGGCCATTGGGAAGCCCCGAGAAATTGTCGCCCGAGGCGCCAGCGGCGCCATAGGGCCAAACCAGCGGGGCGCCGGCGGCGGCCCGGTTCCACGGATTGCTCATTCAGAGCCCTTTCAGCTCAGCGGGAGATCAAGACCGGTCAGCGCCCAGTTCTGCATGAACTGGGAGAGCGTCGCCGCCCCGGCCGCGGTGTTGTAATGCGCCTTGTAGTAGCCAAAAAGCGCCGTCACGGTCGGTGGTTGGGGGAGCGGCTCCGGCACTTTCCAATAGAGCAGGCGAGTCACGGCGACCGCATAGGGCAGGTTGGCGACCACATTGTGCGCGGGCGTCGTTGGCGCCGCCAATAGCGCGAGGGCCGACTTTTCCGC